TTGTTGAGGATACCTCTCCACAATTAGGCGGTAATTTAGACACTAATTCTCACAATATACTTATTGACGATGCACACTTCATAGCAGATGAAAACGGCAATGAGCAAATCATATTTCAAACAACAAGCAGTGCGGTCAATCAATTTGATATAACTAATGCTGCAACAGGCAATCCTCCTGAATTATCTGCAACAGGCGGTGACACAAACATTAGTTTAAAGATAACACCAAAAGGTTCTGGACAAGTTATACTAGATGGTAATGTTGGAGTTGAGTCTGGGCTGATTGACTTAAAAAACGCAGGTTCAAGGTCACAAATAAAGTTTTATTGTGAGTCTAGTAATGCTCACGCACAGACATTACAGGCTGCACCTCATTCAGAATCTGCGTCAAACACTTTAACACTGCCAAGTACAGGCGGTGATGTTGATTTAGTTTCAACAGCTTCCACAGCAACACTAACAAACAAAACCTTAACAAGCCCTGTTCTTAACACAGCTACAGTGGGTACATCTATCGTTCCCTCTAGTGCTGATGGTGCTACATTAGGTACAGCAAGTGCAGAGTTTTCTGATCTGTTTCTCGCAGACGGTGGCACGATACAGTTTGGTAACGATCAAGACGTAACGTTAACGCACGTTGCAGACAGTGCATTATTATTAAATGCTGCAATGAAATTAACATTTAGAGACAGTGCATTATCTATTAACTCTAGTACAGACGGTCAATTAGATATTGCCGCAGACACAGAAGTAGAAATAACATCTGCTTTAGTTGAAATATCTGCAGATGCAACTGTTGGGGATGATCTTACTCTAAAGTCAGACGCTGCGGTTTTAGGCTTTGGCGCAGATACAGATGTCACTTTAACACACGTTGCTGATACAGGTCTGTTGTTAAACTCTACAATGCAACTTCAGTTTAATGACGCATCACAGTATATCAATGCTCCTAGTGCAACAGTTTTAGACATAAACGCAACAGACGAGATTGAACTTAATGCAACACTCGCAGATGTAAACGCAAATTTAGATGTAAGCGGAACTTATACAGGCGGTGGCTTAATGACCACAGGTGGCAACATTGTAATACCTGACACAGGTAATATTGGTTCAGCTTCTGACACAGATGCCCTTGCAATCGCAGCTAATGGTGTGGTAAACTTTACGCAACAACCAACGGTGGCTAGTGCTGCTGTTAAGGTTGCAGGAAAAGAAACGATATGGATACCTGCCGCAGCTATGTATCCCGAAACAACAAACGGATGTTCAGACTTGACACAAGTAGAATTATCAAACGGACCTGAATTAAAATGTTTAGACTTTGCAACAGGGTCAGATGAACACGCACAATTTACAGTAGCTTTTCCTAAATCGTGGAATGAAGGAGTGGTTACGTTTAAAGCATATTTTACAGTGACGGGTACAAACACGGGAACAACAGCTTGGGGGTTAGCAGGAGGATCTTTCTCTGACAATGGAGACTTAAACACAGCGTTTGGTACTACGGTAGTAGCTACTGCAAAAGCTCACTCAGGAACAAGTAACGACTTAGATGTTACAGCAGAAAGTGGTGACGTAACTATAGCAGGTTCGCCTGCAGCAGAAGACTTGTGCTTCTTTCAAGTTATGAGAGATGTTTCTGCTGATGATCAATCAGGAGATTCTAGGCTTTTAGGTATTAAACTATTCTTTACAACAGACGCAGCAAATGACGCATAATTCATAAGGAGTTTATATGAGTAGTTTTGGATATAGTGTACTAGGTTTTGGTTCTTTCGCCAATAGATCAATAAGAGTTACAATAAGTAGTGACGTAAACAACCCAGACTTAGACGGAAATTCATACTTTGGATCTACCGTTTGGCAAGGTGGAACACCAAAGATACTTGAGATAACAAGTGGCACAGAAGTCGGTAGTCTAGTTATTCCCGGAAGTATGGGCGGTACGCTGACTATTGAAAATTCAGGTGATATACGTGGTTCAGCAGGATCAGGAGGTAGTGCAAATGCAGGATCAGGAGGAGCAGGCGGTCACGCAATAACATCTTCAGGCTCTTTCATTTACAAAGGTAAGTCTGGTTCAGAGCTATCAGGAGGCGGTGGCGGTGGAGGTGGTGGTGGAAGAGCAGGTAACACAAGCGTGACCAATCAAACATACACTAGAGAACCCCCTTCTGGACACGCTCCGTTAAGTCCGGGAGGTGTATACTATGCCAATCATATGCAATTTCCTGGTGGGCAAGGCGGTAATTTAAAGTGGAATGATAATAACGTAGGTGCGCCAAGCTACGGTTTTTCCGATCCTTTTAATTCACCTGATGGATGGTCTTATAAACGATATGGTAGAGTCCCTGATTGGAGTCACCTTTATTATATATATCGCTATAAAACCACTCAAAGCACATCTAACTATCAAGGAGGAGCAGGTGGTGCAGGAGGATCAGGTGCAGGATATGGTGACGCATCAGCAAATTCTGGATCAGGAGGATCAGACGGTCCGGGGCCTGCAGGAACAGGTGGAACAGGTGCAACAGGAGGTGCATTTGGAGCTGCAGGAGGTACAGGGCAAACAGGAGGACCTCCATCAGGTCAAGGTGGTGGATCAGGAGGTTCTGCAGGTAAAGCAGCAAGCTTTTCAAGCGGATCAATTACAATAGCAGAAAACGATGGTGACATAAATGGAGCAACAAGTTAATGAATAATGCAGATATTGATGTGTTAAAATTAGTAGATAGTAAGATAAACATAAAATTCGCTTTAGATCCAATTTTTGCAGAAAGGTACGGATTTGAAAATATTCCTAAACCTGCTGAAATGTCTAAGTTTTTCCCAAAAGAAAATAAGAGAAATTTATCATTAGAAAATAATTTTGGTAGAAATCACGCTAGAACGTGTGTGCCAATGATGGACGCTATGAATTTAGGTATAGGCATACCTCTTTGGTCAGATATGCGTTTTGATAAGGGCGTTAGTATGGATAGTTTTGATGGTGAAGAGTTTGGTATAGAAAGTGATGTCACGTTAGGGCAAAAAGGAATTTTAGGATGGTCTGACCCACCTTCACAATCGTCTAGTAAGTTTCACAGAGTAATACATCACAACCACTCTCAACTAGAGGGTATGAGCCTAGACCGTGATAAAATAAAACACGGGCCTGTTGATACAAAAACAGGACAAAGGAATTATATATATCCTAAGTTAGACTCGCCTTGGAAAATAAAAACTCCTCCTGGGTGGTCCGTTTTGTTAATTCCACCTATAAACAACTTTGATTTACCTATTCAACCTTTTTCAGGAGTAGTTGATACGGATGCAGGTTTCGGAACATTTAACCTACCGTGCTACGTTTCTGATAAAACTTTTACAGGCATAATAACTAAAGGTACGGTTGTAGCCACTATAATACCTTTTCCACGAGTGCAAAGAAAAATAAACCTTCAAGTGCAGGACGAGGAAGACGAGAAAGACAAAAGAAAGATGCGTTACGTTATGGAATCTGCTCATAGTAATCAATACTTAAAAGAATATAGAGACAAAAGGAGATAAAAGATGTCTACTAAATATACAACATCTGATTTAAACACCGATCAAGGTACAATACTTATAACTTTAGCGAATGGCAAACAAACTACTGTTCAATTACAGAAAGATTGGACTGCTGAAGACCTAGATGACGCAGTATGGAGATTTCAAGGGGGTGCAGGCGTTCCAAGTTTTCTTCAAAATGGATTAGAAAGAGACTTCACTCAAAAAGCTTCAGACAACCCTAGTGACTCTTCCGCTGAAACGGCTAGGGCAATGAGAGAGGAAAAACTAGAACAATCAGATATTCTTATGCTACCTGATTTCCAAGCTCTTATGACGGATAGTGAAAAAACATCTGTAATTGCGTATAGAAAAGAATTAAGAGGCTTGCCTGCTGCAGGAACAAGCAAATGGAATCCATCCTATAGTGGGGAAACATTTACGGGCGTTACTTGGCCTACAAATGTAGCAGAAACTATTTTAACTAAGTATAAAGACCAATAACTACTCTAGGGGGAGGTAACTATAGATCCATTAACGGTAGGGGCTGCGCTGTCTGCGGCTACACAGGCATACAACGGAATTAAAAAGGCCTTTGCTGCAGGACGGGAACTAGATGCGATGGCATCAGATTTGTCTCGTTGGATGGGGGCAGTCAGTGACGTAGACCACATACACAAGTCTTCTAAATCGCCCTCTATGTTGAAGAAGATGTTTTCCGCACAGTCGGTAGAGCAAGAAGCAATAGAGGCATTTACAGCGAAAAAAAAGTTAGAACAGCAGCGTGATGACCTAAAGACTTACATAATGTTTTCTCAAGGAACTAAAGCTTGGGATGAACTACTTCAAACCGAGTCTAATATTCGTAAGCAAAGAAAGAAACTCGTGTATGAAGCCCAACAACGAAGAGAAAAGCTTATTGGTGGCCTACTTATCGGTCTTGCTTCTACTGCTTTGGTGGCTCTTGCTAGTACATTGGGATACATTATCATCTATAATATCTAGTGCTTACGCCCACGAACACAAGTATAAGCCTTCTCTTGATAACGGTCATCTAACAATATGTAGGCTAAAGAAGGTAGAAAGAGCGCACCAAAACGCTAGTGGTAAAGACGGAATAGCTTGGTGGTGTTTATACGAAGGAGCAAACGGAAGCGGATTTTTGGAGTTAGTAGACTCTCACAAGCTCTGCCCAAAACAAGTGGTCTGCATGTATGACCCAAAAGAGAAACCACCAAGCATAGACGATATGCTAAAAGCAATGAAGGATGCGTTTAAGTAATGGAAATAAGCCCCGTAATATTTTGGAACATAATACTAACACTTGTTATAGCTCCTGCGTTTTGGACTTTTAGAGGCTTAATAACTGAAGTTAAGCGTATAGATATACTTGTAAATAAAACACGGGAAGAGTATGCTTCACGAGAAGATGTTAAAGAAGAGATGAAAACAGTTCACGAAGCCATGCACCGCATTGAAGACAAGCTTGATAGAATTTTAACCAGAGGATAAAACACAATGCCTGTAATTTTTACACCGCAACAAGAAAAAGTCATACTAGATAAGAAAGGCTTACAACCCGGCAGTCGAGGTGCCGCAATGGAATTAGCTAGACAAGCTATAAGGTATGACAACTTGTTAAAGAAACACGCAGGGAAGTTTCAAGAAGGGGGTATGGTAGGAGGTAACAGACCTGATGATTACGTTGCGCCACCTGTGCAAGTTGGTCCTGCCCCTATGGGAGAAATACAGCTTCCTTCTACACCCGAAACCACAAAAGCACAACTTAACGCTGCTCAAGCCCGTGTCGCTGATGCAGAACTAAAGTTAGCTAATCTCACACAACAACTTGCCGATCTTTCTACGGATGCAGAATCAGACGCACAAAGAGAGTTGCTAACCAAAAGTATCAATGAGCAACGGGCAGTTATAGCTCAAGCACAAGCAAGTCTTGCATCTTCCTCTACTGCGTTTGGTACAGTATCAGTTCCTACTGCAGCTGAAACTGTTGGCATGGGTATGTCAACACCTTCTGATCTTGTTACAAAAACTGCCGTAAACCAAATACAGTATGACCCTAATCAAGAGATAGCCGCAGGAACGGGAGAGGTAGGCGATGCACCTGACCTTACTGCACAGCAAGCAACAGCAGGTCAATCTGACGCACCAACTATTACGGATGCTAACCTAGCCACCACATCAACGACAGCAGAAGGAGTTTCAGATGCGTTAGAAAATTTAGCACCTGCTTCAGGTACGCCATCCGCAGATGCTATAGCAGGAGCAGCTCAACAAAATTTAGAGGATCTAGGAGTATTTGATCTGGAAGGGGCAAAGTACGGAGAAACTGTACCAACGGAAGACGTTAAAGTAAAAGATATGCCTGAACGTGTGTTAAAGGAAGGCGAACTTGTAAAGAATATACATAATGCTGAAAACGCAGCGAACTTTGTAAATGGCTTTGAGGCTGCGACAGGTTCACCATCAACTGCGGCAACTGTTCAAGGGCAGTACACTAAAATGATGGCTGACTTTGAAACGGGTAAAAACCCTCCTGCTTATGCGGCAGGTGCAATGCGACAGGCTGTAGCTATAATGGCACAAAAAGGTATGGCTGCTTCAACAATGGCGGCTGCGGCTGTAATGAACGCAGCTATGGAATCGGTAATGCCTATTGCATTAGCTGATGCCAAGATACACGGTGATTTTGAACTACAAAATTTGAGTAACAGGCAAGCTACGGCTACGTTGCAAGCAAAGTTTAGGGCTGATTTTTTAGGCAGACAGTGGGATGAAGAGGCGAAGTTTGCAGTGCAAAACGCAGCGAAGATTACTGATATAGCTAATATGAATTATGGCTCTGGTGTACAGATAGCTTTGGAGAACGCAGGACTAACTCAAACTGCAAATTTAGCTAATATGAAAAGCTTTGATGCAGTTATTGCTGCCCAAGCTGCTTCCGTTTCTATGATAGATAAAGCTAATTTAGACAATAGGCAACAAACAGAACTAGCTAATGCTAACGCTTTTCTGCAAATGGATTTTTCTAATCTGTCAAACGAACAACAAGCTACTATGTTTAAAGCTCAATCTGTTGTACAATCTTTATTTACAGATGCCGCGGCAGAAAATGCTACAAGCCAATTTAACGCTTCTAGTGAAAATCAAGTACAACAGTTTTTCTCTAACCTATCGACAATGAATAATCAGTTTAACGCTGCACAGCAGTCAGCAATCAGTCAGTTCAATGCAGGTGAAGGAAACTCTATGGAGCAGTTTCAAGAAACTATGCAAAACATGAGAGAACAGTTTGATGCACAAAATCAACTTATCATTGCTCAAGCGGCTACACAGTGGAGACAACAATTAACAACAGTTAACAACGCAGAACAGAATGAAGCAAACAGACAAGACGCTATGCAAGCAAATGGTTATACAACTAAAGCTATGGATGAGATATGGCAAAAAGAAAGAGACTTGATGCACTATGCTTTTGCCGCGGCAGAAACAGCGGCAGAACGTTATCAACGTTTAATAGAGGCTGAATTAGGAGCAGAGGCAGAAGCTGATAGTGCCTTTTCAACAGGATTAGCTATGTTTGGTTCAGCATTGATAGGCGGTTTGTTTGAGGGCGGTGCAAATTCCGTTATGTCAAAATGGTTTTAGAAGGATATAAACAATGAGTAAATTACCTGCATACAAAATGGCAGCAAGAAGCTATAACTTACTTGAGCCTACAGAAAAGAAAATTCCCGGAATTATGGGTAGAGAACAAAGTGATTTAGAAGTACCTGAAACAGAAGGTTTAGGAGAATTTGCAGGATCGGGAAACGAGTTAAGTAGTAATAAAGAACTGGCTGTGGCGTTTGATCTACTAGAAACAATGGCTAACGAATTACCAATACCAAAAAACATACAAAGTATAAAAGCGTGGTCAAGTAACCCAGATGAGATAGCTATGGAATCAGGCATACCTACAATTCTCCTGGATAAAATAAATAGGGAGCGTGGGATAGACATTTTTGATTTAAAACTAAACGATAAGGTTTACACAAAAACTCCCCCTGTGAGATACGCTCAATATGCAGGAGGAACAATGACGGATGCTGACCCTAGTGAAGTACCTTATGATGTAAGGCAGGAAGCTAAAGAGAACCCTGCTATCGTAACAAGAATGACACCACCAACTAAAACACCAGAGCGAACACTAAAAGGTTTAGGCGTTAGAAATGTTGAAAAAGCTGAAAAGGAAGAAGAAGAAGAGGTTATAGTTGATGATGCAACTTTATTAAGTCAGATAACAGGCGTAGGAAAAGGTAGGCTTAAAAAAGAGCGTGGTGTAGAAATATCAGATTATATGATAGACGGTATTTCGGATTACATAGCTATGATTGAAACTAAAGATAGAAACATACCTAACAGAAACAAGAACATAAGCGCATCAGGTTATTTTCAAATGACTAACGCTGCAACAAGAACTGCAGCAACTAGAACTATCAAAGCTCTTTCCCGTAATGACTTTAAAATTCCTACTTGGTTAAAAGAAACACAAAAAGGTAACACTTCTATAATGGATTTGTCACGAGACAGACAAAAGATGTTGATGCTAGGAGATTTGTTTGAGCAAGATAAATCAGACGAATATTGGGAGAGGATAGCTAACGGAGAATCACAAGCCGTTAAAGATATGTGGACAGAATTATGGCACACAACAAAGAATGTAGACGATGATGTTCTAGCTTCTGCAAAAACTAATATGGATCAATATGACGATATGCTAGAACGTTTATTTAGAAAGGACTAACTAATGAGTGAACCAACCTTCAATTCTCCGCTTCCCGGACAAAGCTTAACGAGTGAGCCAAGGTCATTACCTTATGAAAGACCTCCTGAAATGGATACGGTTACAGATGCGTTAAAATTTTATACTACAAAGTTTGACGATGAAGATGTATTAGATGATCTTTATGCTGCATTGGAAGAGGGCTTTCCGTTAGACATATTAGTTGGCACTATCCTTACGGGTGGCGTGATGGAAGGAAAACATAGTTTAGATGTTAAGCTATTGATTAGACCCGTTGTACATGAACTTTTATTAATCAAAGCTAATGCTCAAGGGATAGACGTAGTAGAGTCAGCAAAGTCTCTCAAAAGGCGTAAAGAAGAAAAAGACAAGAGGAAATTAATAACAAAGTTGGAAAGAGCTATAGAAAGGATGCCTGAAAACGATGCAGGAACAGACATCCTTCAAGAAGCTAAAGAAAATTTAACTATGGGGGATTCGTTAGAAGAGGCTACTCCAGAGATGCCATTACAACCCGTAGAAAAAACACCACCTAATACTCCTCCAATGGAAGAACCAATGGAAGAGCCAATGGGTCTAATGTCTAGGAGAAATTAATGAGTTTACCTGATACAAGTTTTTTAAAAGATATACACGCTTACAGAGATAGAAGACGATCAACACAAAAAAAGAACCAAAAGAAATTATTTTGGGGGCATCTAATGCAAGGTCTTGCAGGGAAAATAAATGACGCTAGAAAAGAAGCTAGAGAAGACTTTAAAACGGAGCAAGCTAAAGCAGACGCTAACATAAAGTTTTTAGTAGAAAGAGAGGCCGAAAAGGACTCTTTACAGAATATAGCCGAAGGTCTAAAGAATTACGGAGTTTCTGAAGATGCTATAATGTGGTACGCTAAAGACGGACCAGAATCTTTAAAGTCTATGAATAAGCAAGTTACTAAACTAATTTCTGATGCTACGGCTGTCGGAGTTGAGCTTGATAATGAAACTATACAAGAGATACTTAATGTGCCTATCGACTTTAAACCAGACGGTAAAACACTAGATACGTTTTTTGATGAGATGTATGGAGGTTACAAAAACCTTAATAAAGAAGATCCTCCAAAAGACCCTCAAGGGTTTCTTGAGAATTTGCAGTTAGCAGCATCTGGTATAACAGGAGACAGAGCGTATCAACAAAGAAGGCGTGAAGCATATTATAAGGACTATTCTATAGACGATATTAACAGGATAGCAAGGCAAACAGGTACATCTGATCCTTTTGGCGATGTATTTTCAGCTTCTTCAGTAGACCTTACTGCCTTTCCTAGAATGTTAGACGATACTGATGTAGGCACATATCAGAGAGGGTTTGACAAAGCTGTAGAAACAGCCTTAAAGGATAAAGAGAATAGGTATGAATGGTACGCAAAGAATGTTGATCCTGATGTGACTGATGATATATTTACATCAGGTTCAGTAGCGTGGGGAGATATGGTAGATCCAAATTCCCAAATATATAAAGCTTACACAGAAGACACGAGAAGAAAGATAGCACCACAATACTTAGCAGACTATAACTTTGATAACGTTGAGACTAACAGGTTTATACTAGAACAACTTTCTAACATTAAACCTTACGTTATGGACACGACAGGCCCAAGTGGTGATGGTTATAGGTGGAGTAGACAAGATAATCCTGCTACTGAAGTCGTACCATCAAATGAATTTAAGGATAAGATGGAAGGATTGGATTTAGAGTATAAAAGAAAAGGATACGCTAAAGGAGATATTGTTAGAGTTATTCATCCAGATAAAGGTATCTTATTTATTGAACTTGGAAAAGGGCTTACACCTGATGCGTGGGAGAACTTAACATAATGGCTATGTCAGCACAAGAAGCTTTAAAAATGTGGGGTAGCAATTCACCTGAATCATCTGATGAAAGCGTGAGTATTGCAGACGGAGTAGATATAGGTAATAAGGGTGGAAGAACACGAGACTATTTAAAGATAGACGATATTGTTAACGATCCCGAAAAAGTTGAAAAAGTAAGACGCTACATGGTTACTACAAAAGGTAAACAGTACGCAGAAAGACCTGCAGAAGATATGGTGGATGAATGGGTAGAGCATATGCGTTACTTCAATACCAACGAAGTCAGCACAATTAAAGAAGCGATGCGAGTTTCTAAAATGTCGGACAAGCAAAAAGATGCTACGGCTGACGCTTACAATTTGTATGATGAACTAGGTTATTTTTGGCAGAACGATGGTATTGCAGGAACGGTAGACGGTTTATGGGATTATATGAAAGCTGTAGCTACATCACCTAGTACATACGTAGGTTTTGGTGTGGCTAAAGGTTTAGGCTTTGGGGCGCAGAAAATGGGTGTCGCAGCAGTTAGAAGAAAAGCTATGAGAGATGCTGTAAGAAATAAAACTCAAGGGGCATCAACAAAAGAAATAGTAAGAGACATGGCAAAACGCAACGCTAAAAAAGATGCGTGGTCTGTTGCGTTAACAACGGGGGCTATTGATGGAGGTATTGCTGCTTATCAAGATAAAACACAACAAGGAGCAGAACTTGAAGCAGGCTCTCGTGAAGAATATAATCCGTGGCAAACACTAGTATCATCAGCTATGCAAGGGGGTTTGTCTACGCTAGTGACACGACTTGCTCCTGAAGCTTCTCTAAAAGCAGGTATATCTGGACAAGCACGACAGATGCGTTCTGTACGACACAAAAGGCTGACAATGCAGGAGGGTGTAGATAGGGATAAAGCTTTTGAAAAAGCAGGAGAACAATTAGCAAAAAACTATAAAGATTTTAGAGAAGGTGCATTAAAAGGTGCGGAGATGCGAAAGCTTCAACCTGATGAATGGAGATCAAGGTTTCCTGATGATGTGAGAAGACGAGATCTTCCAGAAGGAACTCCCGAAATACCTACTATGAAAGAGAGAAACGCAGCAGTAAAGGCAGAAGAGTCAGGAAGACCCATTAGAGCATATGAAACACCTTTACCAAAAGAAGTAATAAAAGAAATGCTTGATACTGTTAGAAAAATAGATTTTGATGAGTTAGGAATTAACTTTGCGCCTAATATAAATGATTCGGAAAAGTTCGCTATCCTTGTACAAAATCTTAACCCTAAAAAACTTGAAGAGTTTAGAGATATGATATGGGGTGAAACAGGTCTTTGGTTGGGCGATATTGCAGATAGGATTCAACTTGGAAGAAATATAGGAAATCAATTACGGTTTTCTGCAAGTGAAGTAGGAACGACTTTACAAATGTTTAATGATTCAAGCTCTAGAAGAGTAGTAGACGAGGCTCTCGCTGAAGGTGAACAAGTAGCAGGAAGACACGCACAAGCACTTTTAGAAAGCAGACTAGAAAATAAATCATCATTTATGTGGATGAAAGAGGTAGATACAAATCCGGGGCAAAGACTTTCTTACTTGCAAAATATATGGAAAAGACTACTTGTTTCTACACCGCAAACGACAGCTATCAACGTTATTGGTTGGGGGCAACTGCAGATTGGACATACGTTAGCAGAATTAGTACAAGCAGCACAGTTAGCTGCATTAGGAGGAGGACAATTTGTTGTAGGAAGTAAAGGGTATGCACAATCACTACAACAAGCAAAAGCTTTGGGATCGTTGCAATTTGAAAAGTTAAGACGATTAGTAGACCCATACAGCACAAGAGAGATGTATATGGAAGCTTTGAACGCTAATCCTGCATTAAAAGAAAAACTTTACAATACCACTATGGGTGGTGTTATTGCCAACGCTGACCGATTTGAATTTGAAAAAGCAGGAAAAGTTTTTAGAGGAACAGAAGCTTATGTTAAAATGTCACAAGACATTTCTATGGTTCGCTTACAAGATCAGCTTACTAAATCTCAAGCGTTTATAAATGCGTTAGATAAACACTTACGTCTTGATAAAGGTATGAACCTATCGGAAGCTCTACAAAAAGGAGATTTACGAGCGTTAGATGAAGATATTATGTCAAAGGCAGGTGCTGATACATTGGAATCTGTGTTCTCAAAAGACTATAGGGCAAAAGCTAAAATAGGTGACAAGAAAGCAGGACAATATTTCTTAGGGCCAATAGGAAAAGCTATTGCAGAAGGTGCTGAAGCACCGGGAAATATAGGTCAACACATGGCTACAGCCATAGAAGCTATATCTAATAACTCGATGTTAGGTTATTTGCTCCCCTTTGGACGTTTTATGAATAACGTAGTTGCTACATCTTATAAGTGGACTATAGGTGGAGCGTTAAACGGAACGGCTGCGGTGATGAAGGGGGAAAAAATATCCGCTACCGAAGGTTTTGCTAGAGCTACAGTTGGTATTACAGCCATTGGAGTATTTACGGATATTGATAAGGAAAAAGAAAAAAGAGGTTTAGCTTGGAATGAGATACAGTTTAATGACGGGTCAATCATAGACGGAACAAACATGTTTCCAATGTCGTTACTAATGGTAACAGGAAGAATATCAAATAGAATTTCTAACGGACAAACTGTTTCACCTGAACTTTTTGAGGATTTTGGTAAACAAATAGCTATAGGTCAAGCAGCTAAAGATTTGCAGTTTGGGAATGATATTGCCAAGTTAGGACAAGCGATGAATTTGACAGCCTATGCTGATAAAGGAGAAGGAGGCAGTGTTGCAGGTTCTGCTTTTGATAATTGGAAGAGGCAAGGAGATTGGGCTAAATCTCTTGGTCAAGGTCTTGCAGACTCAGGAATTGGAAATGTAGTAGCAGGTTTCAGCAGACCCATTGATCCTCTTAATAGAATAGTAGGAGTGGCTACAGGAACAGACCTGATGGTAGACAGAAGACTACCTAAAAGTGGTTTTGCTAGATTTGGTATGCAATCAGGTAGATATGTAGATAATATTTTTGAAGCTCTTTCAGGGGAGGTGTACGGAGAAAGTTTACAAAAAGCTAGTAGACCAGAACAAGAACTCCGTGATCCTTCCGCTATATCGGGAATGGCAGGCTTTAAAGAGTTACCGCCCAAGACGTATGGGGAAATGGTTTTTGCTATGGTAGATCTACCAAATTGGAAAACGAATATGTATACGGGTGTGCCAGAGCATGATAGGTTTGTCGATAGAGTTATTACTCCTGCCATAGAAGAAAAAGCACAACTTCTTTTAAAGAACAAAAGGTTTGTAAATTCTAAAAACTTAGATTGGAAACGTGATCAAGTAGACAAGATGCTTAAATCCGCTAAAGCATCAGTAACCGACTTTTTCTTTAAAGGTGATCCATCAGGAGAAGGAGGTTTAGCCTACCGAAAAAAGAAACTTGATCGTACTCCTCGCAAATATATGAAAACTGCTAGGCGTATGACGGGGATACAAACATCTATCCGTGAGTTAAATGAAGCTGAAATAAAACGGCTTGAAAACACCATAACGATGATACGTCAAGAGCCTAGCATAATCGAGGATTAACGTCCGTAGAACTGTGTCACTTCTTTATTAGTCGCATCAAATAGATACCAACAACAGTTGTCCTTACCCGTCATCTTGCTATCTGGTATCCACTTCAATCTCCCAACACTAACGATCTTCACGAGCCAATCCATATAGGGTTGGCTTTGCTTTGTGTGAGGCCAATCAGCATCGAACAATAGCCAAGTCGGGCATTGTAAAGCAAAGTGATCTATCATTGGATGCAGTATCTTTCTGTTCCAAGGAGGGTTTGTTATCACAAAGGATTGCCTACCCGTAGGAGGGATGGACACCCGAAACATATCTTTCTTTTGTATCCAGGATTGTTTAGGCACAATATCGCTGTGCGTCATGCCAACACCTTTGGTGTGTTTCGTTATCCACTTAACTAACGCACCGTCACCTGCACAAGGTTCAGTGTAGTAAAACTTTTGTTTCGGTAAATGCGAAACTAAAGGTAAGAACCCTTCTTCAGGTGTAGGGTAGAAGTCACGCTCAATGCGATCAAAGTTACTTCTCTTGCCCATCTTTTGTCTTTCTTTTGATAAACGATGAAGCTTCTTGTTGTAACTTACTTTCTTTTGTTCTCTTTTTGTTCCTGTAGTATTGCTCGACTTCTTTTTGAAGTTTCTTTTCCAACTTGTCGTTCATTAGGACGAACTCTTTCTAGCTGTTCAAAATAAGCAGCATTAAAGCCTCGCTCCCATTCCCGGTAGCTACTCGTTTTTGACTTAAATGGGTTAGGCACGAGGTTCTTATGCCTCGCTTTCCTATCCATTATACCTCTCCGAAATACTGTAAACCCCTTTTCAAAGGCTTGTGCCATATAGTTATGCTCCTATATCTACTATTTCGCAAACGTCACCAGAACATGCAAACGTTTGATTACCTGCTGTCGTATCTTCTTTTTCGTAGTCAGCGAGTTTAGACCAATCAATGCTAGTAGGCATTTTATTTCGCATCGAATGATATTCGTCTTCCGTACAATCTTGGTACGGAGCTTGTTGGTATGTGTGGTCAGAGTGAGGTAAGAATGATACACCTGACATCTCATCAAAGTGTTCAAACACAAATGCCCCGACTTCCATCCACTCGTTATCCTTCACAGAAATCGTCACAGATGGCTTATGTTCACACCAGTGCCGTTGATATAAAAGCCACATCTCTAGCTGTTGTATAGCCGTTAAATCGTTTCTAACAATGCTTCCTTTGGGAGACATAACGGGAAAGCTAAATACAGTGGTATCATTAGGTTTACTAGCGTCTGGTTCAGACGGTATGCCTTGATCTACCATAAACTGTGTGAGTGGGTCTTTGTTATCACCACGTACAGTCCTTATGTAATACTCATTATGTCTAGCGTGTATACCAGATGCACTGTCCACAAGTTGAGACACAGTGCCAGATGGTTTAACACAGGTTATTGCAGCAGACATAGGTACACCTAACTTCTGTGACCAATTTGCATTAGTCTTAATAGCTACGTTACGCAAATGTTCTAACGCTTGCTCTAATCCGTTTTTAGTGCCGTTAGTAAGAGGATTATCCATAATACCCGTTAAGGATACACCTAACAATCTTTCCTCTTCTGTATTGTGTGTCCACACTTTACGTAAGTAGGGGAATTTAGTCAGCGTAGATTGAACTGTACCTAGTATAGTGGCAAGCTCTACTTTTTTAGCTAGTGTGTCTATCGTATCTTCTGCTCTAACAACAACTTCCGTTAAGTTACAGAATTGGTAAGGGCGCAGTATAATCTCACTGCAAGGGTTAGTGCCAAATTCGTAGTTAGAATCTCTACGCTCATGCTTCTCCACCTGCCTCTTTGCAGACACCCTATTAAATATACCTCGCTCACCTGATTTAGACTCAACAAGACTTGTCCACTCTCGTAAGAATGTCTCACCGTCAGGCTTATCGGTATACGCAACAGAGTTGTTTGACAGAGCCATGTGGGGAGCGTCCTGCCACCATTGTCCTGACTTAGCATGTCTCATCCGTATGTCACTTAAATTAGATAAACTAATCATAGCGGATCTTCTAACACCACCTACCACAACAATCTCACCTATCTTACACATCAAGGAGTGACAATCGTAGCTAGAAAGCTTGCGCCCTACATTTGTGCTAAAGAGACTAACCGTGAAGTTGAATAGATCAACGAGAGGTGCAGGTCCGCTTGCTCTACCACCGAATACCTTTAGTCTAGCACCTGCAGGTCTAACTTTAGAAACATCCCAGGAAGGTATCTCGCCCATGTATAGATGTCCTATTAACTTACGTAGAGCCTTTGACCAACCCTCTTTGCTATCAGCTACAACTATAGTGGTGTCGCAGGATTCAAGCTCATTAGGTATGTGAGGCAGTTTGCTAACATAGTCTCTCTCAACAGAGAAGCCAACACCCGTACCACATAATAGTATATACATAGCCTCATCAAAAGACTTTGGATCGTCTACGGGAAGGTAGCTACAGTTGTAGCCTGCAGTATTGTCTCTGTCCAACGCAGGTCCTGCAGTCATCAATGCTCTCATGGAGGGCATAACGTCTAGCTTGTGTATAGCATCCCACAACTCTTCAGGTGTATCATAATCCATGTTTGTGCGACTAGCTATAAAGTCTACATAACGGGAAACTGTCTCGCTCCAAGTCTCTCGTCTTTGTTCATCATCAAGCCACCTAGCATATCTAGATGTGGCTATAAAGTTTTGATAGTCTGTCGGTAGTTTCGTATTCATTATTCCTCCTAAGTTAGTTTTTCCCAAGGTATATCGGGGGTAATCATTTTTTGTTCTTTAATACTAGGTCTTTCCATATCGTCATTTGCAAGTTTGTTTCCACCGTAAAACAATCTGTTTTCTGCATTAGCTATCATTACATTTCTTCTGGGTACGGCTAAACAAGGTCTTTCATCGTAACCCATATCTGGTTTGTAGAGAGGTCCGTTCTTGTCGTTGTAGTGCATAAAAACTTGTGCTTGTTGTACGCCTTCATACGCATGTCTCCAATGAGTTACATCACAACCTCTGTATATTATAGCATCTCCTTGTTGTAAGGTTATGGGATTGCTTTCATCTTCTCCCATAAAAATATCCCACGGCTTATCTCCGTTTTCATAACCAAGACACAACGTTACAGAAATTTCACAAGCAGATCTGTCTTTATGCTTTTTTAATTCATTGCCCGTTCTATATATTCTACAATAAGAATAGTTTGGGTGTAATTCTTTTTTTAGTATTTTACCTAACGGATCAACCATTCCTCCTAATAATGTTTCAAAAGCAGGATCTGCGTAGCGACAATAACAATTAGTACGATTATCGTCCACTTTATCAATCCTTTTTCCAAGAGCAGGGTCAAAGAAGGATATTTTTTCGTTATCTATAGCACCAAAAAAGTTCCTATAATCTTCTGCTATCTTATCGTATATAAGATTATTATCCACCAAGTATTTCATAGAGCTTTCTTGCATTACAATGTACTCATACAAAAATTGAGACATCCCTTCGTTTAAGAATTGTGGTATCTTTACGTATTTATTATTTTCAAATTCTTTTGCATAATCCATTAGGTGTTCTCCATTGAAACTTTTATGTTTTTAATATCCATTCCGTCTATATCAAATATTGCGTTCTCAATTAAATCTTGAACAGTTTCTTCATGCCCGTCATCCGCAACAGATAAAACATTTTCTTCTTCATCAACCTGTAGTGTCATGTGTACCTTAAACCTTATGCTTTTCATTAACTAAATCCTCTAAATTAGGAGGACGATAGTTAGGACCTTTCATAACTTTACCGTCTTCCCGATAAATAGGATTTCCGTCTGCGTCTAGTTTAGACATATTACTTGCGTGAACCCTATTAAATGCAGGTTGCAAAGGCAACCCAAATGCAACAGCTAATCCTGAAATAACATATTGAAGATCACAAAGTTCCTTTAATAGATTTGCTTTTCGTTCTACGGGAGGTTTTCTGCCTCTAGCTAAATCCAATGAGATAGAACTTATCTCTTCCATCAATTCTTGATACTCTTCAGTTATAAGACTTCTCCTTAACTCTAGGTTGTCTACGGTCATCACTTCATCAATAGGATGCCCAAAAGCCTTGTGAAAATCAATTAGTCTACTCTCTCTGCTTATCGTCATAATCATTTACCCTTCCTCATATCTACATGAATTACGTTGTCCTCTACTTTAATAATAGGCGTAAAGGCTACCTCTATTTCTTCCTCTCCGTTATATTCAAAAATAGCGTTTAACTCTCCTCTATCTATTAAGTCATCCCTCTCTCTTTGAGCATGTTTTAAAAACGAATCATCCTGCTCTAGTAAAGGTATGCAGGACGTTAAAAGTGTTATCATCTCCATCATAATTAGAGCATCTTTTTTATCCCATGTGCTAGAGTTAAACACAGAACGCACCAAACAGTTGCCTCCCCACTTACCCTTTTTATCTTTTTCAGGAGAAAATATTATAGCAAAATCATTATCATTTATAACCATGTAAACCTCGGTCCTGTTGTGTTATCGAGAACTCCTAGTTGTACTCGCTTTTTTCTTTCCGTCAACCATTTCTTTGGAATAATACGATTAGCGTATTTATAGCCGTGTCTATCGCACCAATCCGAATATTTAGTCTTTGATCCTTTGTATAGTCTATTGTTCTCATTGCCAAAGATAAACCTGATGTCTAGCTTTGGGTATTGCTCTTTGATAAGTAAATGTTTTTTTCTGTCGGCTGCCCGAAACCATCCCTTAACTTCTATGATGATTCCGTTGTCTAATACAAAGTCAGGCTTATAGGAAGCGACTTTAATAACAACATACTTAATAGACAGCTTCTCATAACGGATTTCTTTTTGTTTAGGTTTAAGATAATCCGCTACCTCTTCCTCAAGTGAACTTCTATACAACATGTGTGTAATATACTATAGGAGGTTCTTTTGCTTTAGAAACCCGGGAAGGTAGTGCTTGTAAGTTTTCCCAACATTTATACTTAAAAGAACAGAAGCCACACTCTACTCCTAGCTTTCTGTTACCACTTGGCTTGCTGTAGTAAGCTTCTGGTTCATCTGTGTAGCATCTTTCAAATGGCTCATCGTTATCTATGTAAGCTATCGTATCTTCTATTTTAGCCATCTCTTCGTCCGTATCTACGTTTTCAGCTTCTACATATTTAAACTCACCCGTGTTCTTATTGACTACCCACCATCCTCCTAAACCTTTTTCTGTAGCTTTAGCGTACCCTACTAGTTGTGCTATATAACCAAAGGCATCGCTCTTCTTCAATGTGGTAATATCTTCAAACTTATTTATGTATGACCAACCAGACGCAGACTTAATATCATCTATCTTATTGTCTAGTATCATGTCGTACTCGCCTTTAATCTCTCTGTGTTTTGTTTGTAAAGTAGCCACTCCACTATCTTCAAACTTAACATTAGACGCTCTCATCAGACCTTTGAACACAGCTTCTATTATGTCTCCTATTAACATATTGATTAGAAAGTGTGGAGGAAATGCCTCCTTTGATTCAGGGTGATTTTTCTCAAACCAAAGTTGACACTTCTTCCTACCAAGATTAGACATTCTTAATCTGAAGTCTTCTCTCTTACCTGCGAACTGACGAATTACAGCTTTCTTAACATCTTCAGCAACGGTATCAGCGATTGAGGAGGAGACACTAGCCTCGCCTTTAAGAGCCTTGTTTAAAAAACTGTGTATCGCCAGTTCTGCAGGATGGTTCATACTACTTATTCCTCGATGTCTACTATTGAGCCAACAATATCAGATTCATCTTTCGATAAATCATTTGTTTGTTTTTCCTGCCAATAGTCAGAGGTACGAGCATTACTAGTTTCAACCCAATCAGCAAAGTTCTGAAGAACCTCTTGTTGATCTGTGGTAATCTCAAGAGTTTTGCCTAGTGTAGTAATTATTACACCATAAGAGTTGCCTGACTTACCCTCTCGTAATTCGCCCTTGAGAGAAATCTCATACGCAATCGGAAGTTTGTTCTTCCTTTGAATATCTTTGTAGATAGTGTCAAAGTTTTTGAAACTTTCCTTGTTTCGTATGTGCATCTTAAAAGGAAACTCATCCACATCAACGGGATTTCCATCAGCATCAGTTGCTTTGTCAAGTTTACACAAACCAAAAATCACTTTGGTTCGCTTTACTTCACGCATAAGACTTTGCATCGCAGGAGGAAGCGACTCCCAATCTTTTACGTATCCTGATGGTCTGCCACAGTTGTATGTACCATTGTTATCCTTAAGGTCTTGGTTTAAAGACTTTGCAAACACAGTTCGTAACATATTTCCTTGTGATCCATCAGACTTAACGGCATTAGCATCCCATCTCTCGTAACAAAATCTTTGTAGAAAAGGTCTAATCGTCACGGTTGAACTGTAATACTCTGTACCGTCAGGTAGTTTAACAGAGAACGAGCCTGCTTTAATTATAGCAACCTCCATTTGCTCTCCGTTAACATCTTTAGTACCCATAATGTTCGTATGGATTTGTCGTAGTTCCGCTAATGCTGAACGGGATGGGGCAGAGACTTCGCCTCCAACACCCATCAAGTCAGCTAAATCAGATTGGGAACTTTCAATTACACTTAAATTATTTTCCATAATAAATTTACTCCTTATATATATTATGATTCGTAATGCTAGACATCTTTAGTGTCAAGCCAATTATTACCTATCTTTGCTTCTAACAACATAGGTACAACTAAATCTATCTCATAGTAAGATTCAATTATCTCTTTTAGGTTATTATTAATTTCCTGGATAATGGATATAACCTTTTGTTCTTCATCAGGATGTATGTCAATTACAACACTATCGTGAACCGTGTTGACTAGACAACTCGATAGCTTATCTAACGCTTTCTCAATCTCTACCAAAACGATGGGAACAATGTCACCCGTAGCGAAACCTTGAACGGGATAGTTCTTGATCATAGTGAAATGTGAAAACTTCTCACCTTTACGCTCTACATCAGGGAAAGCATACTGCCTGCCTGATGGAGTAGTTATCTTTAAGAAACGAACTGCCTCATTGCCAAGCTTTTTGTGCCACTCTGCTATGCCTTCATACTTCTCTATAAAGTGCGTGTAGTATTCAGCTTCTGCCTTGCTTCTGCCATAACCCGTTGCTCCGTAAAGAGGGGCAAATGTGTGAGCCTTTGCTTCCTGCCTAGAGGTAGGTTGTCCTGCTTCTGATATAATCTTTGCAGTGTAACTGTGTACATCAAATCCCGTTTCCACTTCTTCAATAGCTACCTTGTCTCCCGAAAGTTGTGCAGCCACACGGAACTCCAACTGTGCAAAGTCAGCTTCCATAATCTTACCACCCTGCCAACGGGATACGAATACTCGCTTAACGGGGAACGTACCACCACGGGGCATGTTCTGCATATTCGGATTGCGTCCACTGAACCTTCCCGTAGCCGTAACATGTTGGGTCAAGCCTACATGTAAAAACCCATCAGGTTTAGTAAAAGTGTCTATCCCATCGACAAAGCTAGAGAGATAGCTAGAGATAGCACTCTGACGTTTGAGATCAGATAGAAACTGATGTGCTACCTCAATACCTTTCATTTTCGCATTGGACATAAGTATATCTAAATGTGATTTACTTGTTGAAAAACCATTAGCACTAACCCACTTCTTTGAGGGTGGACGTAAGTTTAGCCCTGCCCTTACGTTTGTGTCTTCTAGTAAGTAACCTCTAGCTTCACACTCTTTACACCTGTTAGGTTTAGAGAATAAAGACCCATCTTTCTTTGTCTTATAAACCTTACCTTTACCCTTACACACACTGCATGTTTTTGCCCTAGTTCTAAAAATTTGAGAGCTGTTGGCTTCCACTGCTTCATGGAACTCCGTCTTCGTATAAGTAAAGTTAAATAGATCTGCCCACTCTTTCTTGTTGTGAACTTTCCTAGAGTATATAACTTGACTGACTTGTTCAGGGGAGTTGAGGTTGATAGGAGTGTCTCCCATTATCGTCTTAACTGTTATAGTTAATCTAGTTTCAATATCCCGTAACTCTTTTTCAAAGTCATTACGAACTTTTTCTAGTGCTTCCCTATCTATCTTGAAGCCGTTCATATACATTCTAGTCAAGGTCTGACACACTTGATTTGTTATATCTAAAACCGACACCAGAGATTGAGCTTCAGGTTTGTCATACTCTTGTTCAAGCCTATCAAACAAAGCCTTTGTTACTAACAAGTCGTAGGTTAGATACTCCGAAAGTTCTTGTAGTGGTATCTCATTGGTTGCGTAGTCTTTCTTGAAATACTCTTTGAGAGTGTCTTGCTTGTTGTACTCTAGATTGTATCTCTCTGCACAAGCCTCTAGAGATACGGATTGTTTCTGTCCTCTTTGTAATACATACTCTGCTAACATCGTGTCGTAAACGTCACCCCCATAGGTAAACCCACATGCCCACAACCATTGTAAATCGTGTTGCAGATTGTGTCCTACGAGCAGGGTAGTCTTATCCAAAACTGCCTGCAGCATCTTACGTTGTGATCCATCCTCGTCTTGTTTCTCAACATGATCAAAAGTAAAAATGTGATGCTTACCCTTCAAGTTTAGCACACCAACCTGCGTCAATGTGTTTGATGGCTCAAAAGGATCTAGGTGTAACTTACCATCGCGTTTTACTGTTGTGTTCTCTACATCAAGAACTAGTTTCATACCTACCCTCTGAACTATACACTTTCTTTTCTCCACTCTTTGCCCGATTCTTTATAGCACTCATATTTTCAGAAACAGTTACCCACCGCAAGTTACTTAATGAATAATCTAACTTATCTTCATTAACATGATCCACATTATACGTATCCAGAGGAAGATCGTTTGGTATAAAAGCCATAGCAAATAGCCTATGTACATAGTAACTAACGTAATTCTGTGTATAACCTAATTTGACGCTTGGATAAACAGATCTACTAGTAGATGGTTCTAAGTTTTTATCGGCAATAGCACTATATACATACGGAAATATATTTCCTTTGTCTTTATAAGAGGGAAGAGGGTGTTGTCCTCCCGTAGGGTACAAAAAGTATCTCCCCTTTGGTATGCTTCTAAGAAAAAAAGACGCTCTAGTTAAATCTATTCTTCTTTGACCCCTATCTCCAAAGTCAATGCCTATTTCAGATACATCTATCCTTTTATCTGATATATGTTTTACTTCTGGTAAAAATAAATCTAACTGTTTCATGCTGTAAACCTTGCTCTTTCACCATCAAGCTGAACGTCTATCTTCCCGTGCCATCCACCCTTAAGTTTATTCTTTGCTATAACTAAATGTCGTATGGTATCTTCGCTTTCACAACCCTCTATCACGGGATCTTTACTAATGAGTATCATCAGGTCAGCTTCAGATGCCTTGCCCGTCTTACTACCCTCAAGCATAGATTGATCTACCATGATCTTACCTTCGGCTTCGGCTGAAAGTTGTGACATCCAAAGGATAGCACACTTGTATTGCTTCGCTATGTTTCTGGCATGGATTGCTGCCTCCTTCAAGTAGATGTCAGACCTATCCCCCGTTCTACTAGCAAACTTGTCACCCATATCTAATACCACAATGTCAGGTTCGTATGCTTTAACGACTGCCTCAACCCAATCCATACCCTTACCCGTAGTATCCTTAACACTAATGTTAGCATTAACGGGATCATATCTCTTGGATGCCAAAGCCGTATTGCCCTTCACTTCATCCATACTCATGTTTGTTGCAGACGATAGATACCTAGCACCAACTCTGTCTGTTGATTCCTCATTACAGAAGATCAAGCACTTCGCTCCTTGAGATGCAAAGCCTCCCTCTGATGCGACAAGACTAGCATGAAAGGATGTCTTACCCGTATTAGGTCTAGCACCAATGATAACAAGATGCCCACCACTAATACCCTCGATCCTTCGGGCAAGTGTGGGTATGTTAAACTTCCATTGAGATTGTATATCGTTAGCCTTTAGCAATGTGTCTATACTCATGTCATCCCACTCCACAGTTAAGTTAGGTATAAAGTTATCCTGATAATCGTTCAACAATTTGCGTAATGGCTCAAGACTATTCTTCTGCCCATTCACATAATCAAAGCCCAAGTTAGCTATATCTTCGCCTATAACTTGTTGAAATAACTTGGAAAACACTTCTTGAGCAATGTCTGGGTTCATAGGTTTTTGGTTGCCAAGTTTAGTAAATATGATCTGATATGCTTCTTTGTTAGCAGTAGTCATAGTAGTGTTCTGGACATCAAACAAAGCATTTAACTCTTGCACAGTTACATCCTTATCGTGAAGATCCATAGCATAATCTAATGTATTCTTAATCTTTCTAACATCCTTACTGAACAATCTGTCTGGACACTTGATACCTTTATGGTCATCATAAAAATCCTTCTGCATTAGGCTTCGTAGTAAAGTTAACTCAACTGACATCACATGCCCTCCTTAATCCGTTTATATCTTCTTTCTTTCTGTACTTAACATCATCCTTTAACCTATAAGCTATCACCTCTGTTTCTCTGTCCTCACAAAAATACTTTAACTCTTTAGTATAAGATACTGTTTTAGAACTAGCATCTGGGTCTAATGCTATAATAATCTTGTTAAAGTATTCCAGGAATTTCTTATGTTCATAGGTAAAAGATGTTCCCAAGATAGCCACTCCCGTGACTTGGGGAAAGAGTAAACCAATCGTTGTAGCAGAGATAACATCCTCTACCACTACGGCTACCCCGTTGTCCTCTCCTACACAACAAGAATAGTGCGTAGCAAGACCGCTATAGCGTAACCACTTTGGTGTCTTATCTGTAAGCGATCTTCCAACTGCGTCTACTAACCTGCCTTTGTACAATATAGGAAACACGGCTCGATTATCCTTAACATCATACATCAAAAAGATGTGATGCAATCCCCATCGTTCTATGAACCTTCGCATGTATGAGTTTGCAATATCAGTAGTCACATATTCGGGTAGCATAAAATGAGAATCTTGTTCCAAGTATTCTTTAGGGCTATGTCCATTCAACTTACGCTTAACATCTTCGGCAGCCATGTTGACTTTAATCGCTCCTTTGACATCACAACTTGCTCTGTAACAATTATATACAACTATCCCATCCAAGTTTGATACGCTGAACTTTTTGTATCCACCACATACGGGGCAGTTTAATGTTAAACTATCTCCTGATTTAATGTCTAAACCTTTGACGTATTCCTTAACACTAACCATCTTTGTATGCTCCTCTTTTAGATAAGGCATTATTAGCTGAAGCGAATGTGTGCTTCAAGTAAGGTGACATTGAGTTGGGTGAATTGTGTCCACTAACAGACATAATCTGTGTTGTGTCTACTCCTGCTTCCACCATCTCTGTAATGGCAGTCCTACGCATATCCATCGCTTGTAACTCCATAGGAAGACCACAGACAGCCTTTATCTCATTTACGATGGGTGAGACTTCAACATCCGTATAAGGTCTGTATGCCCCGTTTTTCGGGTAGACATGGGGAGTGACGTATTTTTGGAAACCAAAGTCATACTCTTGTTGTTGCAACATTTTGAGCAGGTCTGTTTGAATGGGCATACTAACTTCGGCTCTCTTCTTTGATTGGACAAGATGTAGTGTTCCTTCTTCTAAGTTTAGATTATCCCACTCCAACAACCTCATATCTCCAACTCTTTGAGCGAACTCATATGCCATATGCACAATAAGTCCTACACTTCTCCATTTAAACTCTCCGTAAGCACAATCCAGGAAATCCCGTACTTGGCTCTGTGTCCACATTACCTTACGTTGCTTCTCCTTCATCTTACTGACCAAACGCATTGGGTTCTTTGTTAAGACTTCTAGCTCTTCTCCAAAGTTTAACACTACAGACATTATAGTAGATATAATATTGGCAGTCCTAACTCCTCTTTGTAACCACTCTTGATATGCAAGCTTACAATCAGAAACTAAAAGGTTCTTCAGCTTGATTGCCCCAAATTTCTCCCAACCCATGTCGGTCTTACTTGCCCTAGCAAGATTGTACTCATAGTTCTTTTGGGTCTTCCCTCTTAATGCTAAGTATTGTGGTGAACCCATATAAATTTCTATTAGTTCATCGACAGTAGACTTACCATTGAGAGTGGTAATATTTCTCCTCTGCATCTCTATACTCCTTCCGTACCTTCTTAGTATTATCTCTGGCTATCCTCCAAGACACCCAACTTTCCATACAATGATCTTTACCTAAACAGTAATCAATCACTGTGACTAAATTAAACAGACCTCGCCTCTTCCATTCCCAATTCCTGACACTAAAAGATTGATATGCCTTTCCTCCTATGGCTGCATTAAGTAAACAACTTATCATCAGGAAAACTTTAAACAAGTATGTTTTAATTTTTCTTTTTCTTATCATGCTCATCAAGACCTTTACTTATTTTCCTAAAACTCTCCCAATACACTATGATATACACGAATAACATTATACCTAACACTATCCACATCTCTATCAAAAAGCCGTAGGGTTTATACTCTGTTACAAAAGGTGTCTTCATCTTTTATAATCCTCCCGTAACCCGAACTCCAAATTCTTTATGCCTCGCATACCTTTGGCAGTCTTCTTCATCTCATCAAGCTCCTGCTTGTCTGCACAAATTAAAACTAAAGGCATCGTACCTCTAGTAAGTAACTTTGCATCCTCAATCCTTTTTCTTGCATTGTTTTTCATTTCTTCTCCTTCTCATGTTTAATGGACATTTCTTTTATTCTATCAAACAAGCCCATCTCCCTCGATTGACACGCTCTTAATACATATTGAGCATTTCTAACGGCAATGATATGCCCTTCTAATTCTTCAACAAGCAGTCTTGCTTCCTCTGTGTCGGGCAAGCCCCACTGCTTTCCATCTAATTGAACTCTCACTTATTTTCTCCTTTCAAAAGTTTGGCTCACCATGTTCATCAAACACGATGCTACTTGGTGGTTTCCAATTGCGTCCTTCCATGCACGGCTCAATCACTCTATTCTCCTCTGTGTCTTTGATGCCAAAATTTCTTAAAAACATTTCTAGACTGTCGGGTATGACACTAATCTCCTTCTTCGTCATCATCCATCCCCCAATTCGGTCTGTATAAAAAACTTGTCATTCATCATCACCTCCTCTCTTTTTATACTCTTGTACCACCTTCTCTGCAATTCGTCTAGCTTCATCTTTCTTGCGTCCAGGAATTATCTTTTGTTGAAATTTCCTAGATTGAAGCATTTGCTTATGAACGGGATTAGGTGGTTTTATTTTCATGTTGCCTTTTAAATCTCGCTTCTTTCAATACTCTTTGATTAACCAGAGTATATTTTCGTTCCTCTGGTCTAAACTTCTTCCAATACTCATTCGGGTCTAATGGTATAACAGTGTTATCCCTTTTCAATTCTTCTTGGAGTTCTTCTTGCAAGGATATACTGTCATCAAATAACATAGCCACCCTCTCCCATTGTTTATCCTTAAGTGTTTCGTTTTGATCTTCCTTCATTACACTTAACACTCTCGTTATACTCTTTAAGGATTCTATTATTTCAGCCTTTGTCATTAGACTTCTCCTCTATCATCTTCTCTAAATACCATTTGGCTTTCTTTAGATCTTCCACTCCATTTTTATAACGGTATCTCCAAAGGTATTTCATTATGTTTCCTTGAAGGTAGTATTCCATTCCTTCGCCCAAAGCAGCCGAAATAGCATCTATACATTCTATCCCTTCTTTGTTGTAGTGTGGTGGGTGGTTAACCATGTCCGACTCATCAGGCAAACCATCTAATTGTTTAGCTGATAACTGCATCAGCTTCTCCACTTCTTTATCTGCGTTTTCAAATATGCTCATCTAATTCTCCCTTAATATGATTAGGCAGGTTGTCGATCTTCCAAGCTAGAATATGTGCCAAACCTTTATGAGCATTATCTGAATCTAGGATTATTCTAATCAGTTCAGCCTTCCACCCATCGAGGTAACGACAATCCATTTTCATCCGATCATGTACTAATTTCATAGCTTCACTCATTTTACCTCCTTCAATTCAAATGTATCGTCTTTAGTCAGTAATATTTCATACAGTTTGTCATTATACTCAAAGTCTAATGGATAATAACCAAACTCGTTGTAATGGTCATCACACCACTCATGTAAAGCCTTTTTCATTTTGTCACTCATTATCTTCCCAATCCTTTTTGGCTTCATCCAACTTATCAAGATAAAAGAAATGCTCATCTCTAGTCAGACCTTTAATTTTTATTTTGTATAATTCGTCAGCATCTTCATAAACGTTGACACTCTTCGGGTAGGTGGTATCACCCATGTGACCCACCCACATATGACCTAATTTCCAACTCCACCTACTCATTAACTTCATACCTTGGATTACCCTCATCATCAATCAATAGAGTTGATAGAGATGGACTCATCATATCAGTAGTAACATCTGCATCTGTTAAATTATATGCGTTTTTGCTTTCCCAGGAATTTGCAGCCTCCTTCTCCGATATGTAAACTCGCATATGGGTTGAGGTTGCTAGCGTTGAACCATAAGTATGCTCTTGCCAATTATGTTTCTTGCTATTGAGGTATTGCCCCCTAACTCTGACTTTGTATCTGCCCTTGTTCAAATACTTTCGTAATTGCTTGATGAAGAACTTACCCTCCGCATCGTTAGGTATCTCGCAGAATTGATACCATGATCTTGATTGATAAAAATCGTATTTATGTGCCATGTCTATTCCTCCTCATGGGTTTGTAATGTGCCTTTCATATCGTCAGGCAAGTTCATAAATTCTTTGCCAAAAGCAGACTCGTATAGTTGCTTTCTAGCTTTAGCAAGAGTTTTAAAATCATAGGATACTGTTCGCTCCCCTACCTTGCCATCTGATACTTGATACTCAAACGTACCATCTCTCATTTTACTTTTAACGATAGTCCAACTCATGCCCAAACTCCATCGTTAGTTCTCCACTCCAAGCCTTCATTCTCTAAACCATGCTCAATGCAGTTCCAACAAGTTTCATACTCATAATCCCAATTTGTATCAGCTAATTCGCAGATAGCATCAGCAGTCTTTTGAGCATAGTTGTTTAAACTAGGCTCGTGGTCTAACGGTAATTCATTCTTGAATATCATTTGGTATACCTCCCAAGATGTGGGCAATAACATCAACAGTGAAGCCGTTGCCTATCATCTTATATCGTTGTGTGTTTGAAATTTTCTTGCGTGACCAAAATGAGGGTGGAAGCTTTGGATCTTCAAAGATGCCATACTCAGTATAATCATCATGTAGCGTTTGGAGTCTTTCGCACTCACGAACTGTAAGCTTTCTCCATTTTAACTCATCAAGATTGACTGCTACGTTATCCTTCTGAACTGTAGTGAGGGTGTTAGTCTTGGCATCAACCCTCATTTCAAGTTGTTGCGTTGTCATGCCTGCTACACTGTGCTTGTGATCCTGACGCACCCCATCAACCTTGTATCTACCTCTAAACGCTCCACAGATTATCTTTGGCTCTCTGTGTCCACCTTGCATAGTTGTGAGGGTGGGTGCTTTACCTTCAGTAGAATACACTCTCCTGATAGCATCAAACCCATTGATGTCAGCTTCACCAACTTGAATACACTTCTTATCAAAGACAAGTTGTCTTCTGTGTTTCCCAAAGTAGCTACGCAGATTACCACCTTTGAAATAATTGGCATCAATGCAATGCGCCTTTTCCCTATCGACAGCACCATCTTCGATAATGTCCTCTAGTATGATGCCTTTGTCATCCCAGGAATTTACGGGAATGTTAGTCCAATACAATCTTTGCCTATTCTGTGCAGAGAAATCAGCAGAGTTGATAGCTATTGGCTCAACACCTAGCAGATCGGTGATAACGTCCATATGCTCTTTCTTCATCTTGACGTTTTCTAGTAAGAAATACTTTGGCTTGAGTTCTTTCAGCAATCTAACATACTCAAAGAATAAACCAGATCGCTCACCCTCTAACCCTTTGCCTTTGCCTGCAAATGATAAATCCTGACAAGGTGATCCACCGACTAGCAAAAATACTTTAGATTTACGGTAGCCTTTCCTACTCCTAATACTATTAACATTCCCACCATTAATAGGCTCTAACAAATAACCATCTTCAGTCTTGATGTTTTTGATGTCACCTAAATGCGTTGCAGTAGGGTTGTTGAACCTAGCTACTGCTGAAGCATACTTGTCTATCTCTGAAATGCACCATCTGGTGTAAGGTAGCTTGGCTTTACGCCAAGCTTCCCCAACCATATTGCAACCGTCAAAGACAGAGAGATTTACGGTTGTCTCTTCCATTATGCCAAACCTCCTTCCAATGGCACAACTGTGAACCCATGATAACCCATGTTGATCTCTTGCAATCCCAAAAAGGTAATCTTCTTTTTAAGATCAGCTAGAGTAATATCAGGAGAAGAAGTTTCGCCAAGTTCTGAACCTAATACCAAACCATTACCCATCAAGACTCCATTATAGCCTTCAAACTTAAAACCATAATTGGTGTCGATAAGTAAACCCTCATCATCAACAAAGATAGCATCTCCATCATAATCAGCATAATCAATAAGCACTCTAGTGAATAAAGATACTGCTTTATGGGTTGTGGATAAGTTTTTACAGATGTCGTTATAATCTGAATAGTCTACTTCAGTTATTGTCTGATCTATTACGTTTATTTTTAAAGCTTTCATCATTCGTTTACCTCCAAGTTTTAAAATGATTCTTCCTCAGTTATGAGTCTTACGCTCTTTTTTTAGGAAGCGCAAGACTCAAAGTTAAATTAAATTAATGAACTATCAACCATCCTTAAATCATTGTTTCTTGATACGATGCGTTTGATGGTGTCGCTACTTGTCACAAATTCTTTGCCATCTATCACATCTTTAATAATGATATTATTCTTTGTAGCTTTTCGCTTGTAGCCAATGGCATTAAATGTGCGTCCTCTAATAGTTATATTCGACAAGCTTTCCATGTCTAGAGAATGAGTCTCTGCCCAAGTTCTTAAATCTTTTTGGGTTAGCGTTTCCTTTCCCTCTGTTGCTACTATTCTCATAGTGATCAATCCATCTTGAGAATTGATTGTAACGGGTGTTTGAATTTCAAATGTATAACCTGATACTGTCATCATCTTCTCGTTTAAATCTTTGATCATCTGATCTACTTTATCTTTATCTCTCATTTTTTCCTCCTCAAGGAATCTAGGTTAAATCTTCTGCTCTCCCAGGAATCCAGGAATTGCAGCCTTAGTAGAGAAAACGCTAAAATCTGCATCTGCTCTTATGATAACACCAATTAAGGGAAACAATCGGGGAGAGAAAAAACCTCAACTGATGTTATCGTAAGAGCAGACTCTTATAATGTGAGTCTACTCTCTGCCCGTTAGTCTAACCTCCTATCGTTATTTTTTGGGCTTGTCGTAAATCTAAAATTACTGCTCTTTGATCTGCTAGCATTTGATTAGCTTGTGCTAGTTCTCTTTGAAGCTTTGCATAATCTCTAATAAAATGCACTAAATCCATGTTGCCTATCTCTGTGGCTACACCCCTTGAATTGGTGTGGATTTGCCTAGTAATTTTTGTCACATCAATCGTGACGGGATTACTGTGAGCATTGTTTTGAAATTTTAAAATGCTGTTTATTTTCATAGCGTGATTCCTCTCTCTGTTGTTATGCTACGTTTTCTGTTGGTGTGATCTCTAATAGATCAACGAAATTAGATTCAATGGTATTGTAGAATGTCATTTCATAAAATGTTGCATCACCTAGAACATTTAAGAACTTACCATTTAAATCTAAAATTGGTCTGTCTGTCGTGCCGTTTATCTTTTGCCTTCCAGACTCTGTAAATACTATTGATACTTTGCCTTGGGATACGATCTTGTTAAATCTCATGTTAACCTTGATTCCCATTTGATCTAGAATATTGCCTTCTGCCCAACATCTTTTAAAACCTTTGTTGTAGCAGACTCTTCTAGTAAATTTTCCTAAAATTCTTTTTTTCATAATAACGATTCTCCATTTTGTTTATAATTTTATTTTAGGCATTTTGAAAAGATTCGCAATGCCTAAATTTATTAATGAGTTATAAATAATATTCTTTTTGCGGGACAATCCCAACACAAAGCGCAAGTAGTACACGCTTCAGTTTTTCCCGTTTGTTCTGGGCATATAATATCTTTCCCTTTTTCTGGCGTGTTGTGGTCAAGACTATTTGCACTGAATGAATCGGAAGGCATCCCAGAAAAACGTATTTGAAAAAGCTTACGATCTTGAAAGACTCTTCTAACATCTCTTATCGCTTTTCCTATACTTGCATATTCTGGATTCGGGTCGTTTGGCAAATTTCCCGTATATCCAAAGATTGCCAACATCCCATTATATTTATGTAATAACCTTTTCCAGAATAGAACATACGACACACTGAAAAAATCGCCTAGGATATGGAGTCTCAACATGACTCGCTTTTTCTTTTTGATTATCAATTCATCTAGATCAATTTCTATTCGCTCTTCTAAAAGCTTTTGATCTTTATGATCTATTCTATGAGCGAATGGCATATTGTTTCCAAAACAGTCTAGATAGTGAACGCATGATTTTGGGCATGTTTCCCTTTCAGTTAAAGTAAGAGTAAACATTTTATAACCTTTAAAAGTACCCTTTGTGATCACGCTTGAAGCTTTGGAAAGCTTAACATTTTTAACGGGTTTAATAACGTTAGGCGTTTTATTAAACATCGTTAGATAGTCTTTTAATGGTACTTTGGTTTTAGCGTTTTTGTAAATTGTTGTGTGATTATCCGAGTCATATCCATAACCCGTAAATTCTTTATGTGTGTTATCAAATGGCATTTATATTGTTTCCCTAATTGTTTAAAAACCGAATCAATTAAAAGTTAAAAGATTCATAATTCATCATAGCAATTTAACCCTAGGAGTCGAGTCTGGAGTCATACATCTAGGGTGTAGTTTTCAACACAATTTGAATCCTAGGGTGTACGTTAGGACTCCAGATTCTTAACTGTTATCCTATCAGTTATAAAATCTAATAGACTCAACAGATTGCTAAAACTATTTGAGCGAATACTTAAAGAGAATCCCCGAGTCCTTTCAAAATCTAGGATCGGTCTCGTTTTGTTCACCTTTTGTTCTCGTTTTGTTCGACCCGTGCGAGATCCATCGGGGGGTATAGGGGTCTTTACTATGTAACTCTACACGGAAGGGGTGTTTTAGGTGTTAACCACTTTGTTTTTGTATACAGGGAGGGGCTACTTGTATCTGCGTAAATAGGAATAACAACATGTAGTGTGTCAAATTATTAGCTTGACTCCTTTGCGAATCAGCCTATAACTAGTGTAACACTCCTTAGTTAAAACGTTATGTAAAACATTTTTTTAAAGTCTTAACACAAACGTCTTAACTAACTAAAAAAAGTTACAGCAAAGTGCATTTTTCTCTTGCAAAGGCTTTTTTGTTATGGCATGATTCGTTTTACCTCCTCCAGTGTAGCTTTAACGAGCTACAACTTCCCGGGCGCAGGAGGCGAGTAGTGAACACATAAGTAGCTGCCACTCTTGCGCCCTCCCCTTCCAGGAAAGATATAGTGTGCAAACAGAACACGTACAACATGATGAAATAACTTTAGAGCATTTAATGTCTATCTCCACAGGTAGCATTAAAACGTTTGATAATTGGTTAAGTGAAGAAGACCATCACAAAGTTTTGCAATATACTGACCACGATGGGCAACAAAAAACTTTGTATGGCTTATCATTTGATAAATACGGTGAGAGTGAATTTGATGAAAACACACCTAACTCAGGATTGGCTCACATTATTTCTCCGAATCACCCTATATACACTACGATAGCAAGTAAGGTTAAAAAGCACACAGACTCTACTATATATGATATGTCTATAAATTGTATTCCGATGGGGGAACTTCCTTTTTGGCATCCAGATATACCTGTTCAAGCTTTACCACCTAGCGAAAAAGCCTTTACGTTTTTGTATTACCCTCATAAAGAGTGGGATGTTAATGAGGGAGGTGAAACACATTTTGTAATTGACAAAGTATGTTATGCTTTACCACCTCTACCAAATAGAATGGTTATGTTTGACTCTCGTATAGTACATAGAGCCACTCCATTTAGAAACAGAACTAGGTTTAGTGTAGCAATAAAAGTTGCTACAAATAACGACTACAGAATAACCCCAGAAAAAAGCTATGTTCCTAAAAACAAATAAAGATGATACAAATAGTAGATAACTTCTTGAGTAATCAAGATGCAATACAACTACACAGCCACGCTTTATCTGCTCCGTATTATCGTCTTCAATCTTCTGATCATAGTAACAGAGACAGCCTACGCTTTGTTCATCATTTTGATGTAGAACTTTTTGATAAAACACCCGTGATGGACGTTGTTCGTAAACACGTTCCCGGGAATACTCTTCTTTCTGCGTATATTAACGCTTCTGATTTTAACACAACAACGCTTTGTCACACGGATGGGGATACGGATAACGAGACAACCATAATAGCGTATCTAAATTCGTATTGGCAGGTAGACTACCAAGGTTCAACAATGTTTTTTGGGGGGTTCGGAGATGATGAGGTAATTAAAACAATATTTCCTAAACCTAGACGGGCGGTGATATTTAACTCTAGCATACCTCACTTAGCAGGTATTCCATCAGCAGACGCTCCCGTGAGATATACATTAGCCATAAAGCTAACAAAAAAAGAAGATGAAAAACAAAAAGCAGAAGCTTTACGCATCAGATAGGGTATTAGAGGATTTTTATGACACTATTGCGGAAAATAACCCCAATAAGATACACAAAGTCCACATTCCTAAATCTGACGTATTTTATGTCCGAAAAGCCATCGAAACAAACACGGGTATTACCTATTCTTTGGATCATGTGGAACGAGCTATGTTTCTAGAGGGGCATTTAAGAAGGGATGAAGTGTTAGATCCCGACAGACCAAGGGGGTATTGTAAATATGACACAAAAAAAGTTTCAAAAACACAGTGAATACGAGGACTACGATATGGACGGTGACGGAATCGTGACAGATGAAGAACTTGCACACGCAAAAGAGATAAATAAGGCCGAGGCCGAGCTGCGAAAACAAAAAGCGCAGCGTAGAATGGCTACAGGTACGTTAATTGGCATGGGCTTGTTCACAGGAGGCATGTTTTTTATGCCAATCGAGCATATTGAGGCACTTTCTGACATTTCTAACTTGTTTTACATTTCTGGTGCAGGTATAGTTGGCGCATATATGGGAACTTCAGCATGGATGTCAAACAGGAGTAAATAGTATGGCAGATTTAACGATAGATAAACAAGGAAAAACCTTAACTATAGACAAAACTACACACGAGATTGAAAAACTTGAGGCAAAACAGCGTTATTTGGTTACACAACTGCGAGATTTAGAAAGTAAGATCGCTGCAGCTAAAATGCACACCGATCAGTTGCAAATGTCGAAGGTAACTTGTGCTAATTTGTTAATAGATAGTTTTAAGGAGAGCGAATAATGCTTTCTGCACATGATGATCACTTTTATTATTGGGCTAATGAAATTCCTGATTATATTTGCGACCACATAATAAAAATAGGTACAGATCACGAAACTTTTGAAGCACGAACATTGGGAGGTAGCGAGGATTCTACAGAGCAAGAAAAATTAAACAAAAAAGTTCGTAACAGTTCTGTCGCTTGGATCAACAATAGGTGGATAGTAGGTATGGTATACTCCTATGTTAGAATGGCAAACGGGGAAATGTTTAACTACCACATAAAGTCAGCACAAGAATTTTCTCACATTCAATTTACAACATACGACAAGGATGGTCACTACGATTGGCATCAGGACAATGGCTCAAAATCAGACGGTAGACTTGAGATGTATCGAAAGTTAAGTGTTATTGTGCAACTTTCTGATAAAAAAAGTTATAACGGTGGCGCATTTGAAATAAAAAGCGTAACGGGCGAACCTTTAAATGTTCCAGAAAATGCTTTAAACAGAGGTTCGGTTATTGTGTTTCCTTCTTATCTAGAACACAGAGTAGCTCCTGTTACTTCAGGGGTACGGCACTCTTTAGTTTCTTGGTATCATGGAGATCCGTTTAAATAGAAAGGATAAACAATGTTTAATTTAGTAGGACCATTATTTTCTTCCGTTGGAAGTTTAGCTTCAACATGGTTAGATGGCAAAGTAGCTGCAAATAAAGCGGAAGCTACCATCAGGATGAAAGAAGCAACAGGCGATATTGATTGGGATCTAGCCGCTATCAGGGCAACACAAGGATCGTGGAAAGACGAATATATACTTATATTATTCAGTATTCCACTCATACTGTCCTTCTGTGGGGAATGGGGTAGGGTAATAGTGGCAGATGGTTTCATGGCTTTGTCGGGTATGCCTGATTGGTATCAATACAGTCTTGGAGGTATTGTGGCCGCTTCACTAGGAACGAAAGGTTTAGCAAAGTTCTACGGACCTAACAAAAAGAAAAAATAGTTTGACAAATGGAAACGTTTGAATACAACTATGTAAATGGAGCATGGTAAGTTTTTACTACAGTTCATTGGAAAAGCTCCGATAGAACTAATAAAGTTTACCGCCAATTACATAGGCGAAAGACGAATACCACTATCAAGATTTAATAGTAAAAGGAAATATCGTAATGGCTTATACACTATCGGGCAGATCACTAGAAAAACTAGAAGGCGTAAAACCTGAATTAGTTAAGGTTGTTAAACGGGCCATTGAACTGACAAAAATCGACTTTGGCGTGATTTATGGCCTACGTTCCGAAGAAGAGCAGCAGAAGTTGTTTGACGCAGGCAAATCGCAGACCATGAAATCCAAACACCTAACGGGTGACGCAGTGGATTTAATGGCATACGTAGACGGAAAAGCAAGTTGGGAACTCAACCTGTATGATGATTTAGCTGACGCTATGAAGTGGGCAGCCACCGAAGAAGGTGTAGTCATTAGGTGGGGAGCAGCGTGGACAATACCTGACATATCTACTTGGGAAGGTACGATGGAAGAAGCTATGATGTCTTACATTGATACTAGGCGTTCAGAATCACGTAGACCCTTCATAGACGGACCTCATTTCGAACTTAACTAGCTTTAATGATAAACTTTCCATCGACAGTGGTAGATAACTATCTGCCAGAGCCTGACAACTTTTTAGAATTAGCCTCTTCTCCTTTGATAAAATGGTTTGCAGATCCAAAGGGTAGATGGCCAGGAGAAAGATCACAACGCATAAATGAAGTAGATGAACTTCTGTTTAAGAATATTATGCAAAAGTTCTGGCTTTTGTTTTACAATGAAGAAGAATCACATCATGTTGAATACGCTGCCGACATGTTTTTTCAAAAAATAAAACCTAAATATGATAAAGGTTGGATACACTCTGATTACCCAAGTATAATAACAATTATAATTTACCTGACAAAAAACGCAAACCTTAACACAGGAACAGCACTATACACTCCAAAAAATTTACAAATCTCTAGTGGTCAACACGAAGAATTTAAACGAAGTCTTTACACAGGGCAAGCAAGTGGGGATCAGGTAAAAGATAATATGGAAAAAAACAATAGTCACTTTACCCAAAATCTTTTTGTTGGGAATGTGTACAACAGAATGTTTAGTTTCGATAGTCAAATATATCACGGGGCGCAAGATTTGACAGATAGTACAGACCGATTAACGTTAATAACGTTTGTTACTAAACTAAAAGCACCTTGTACTGCGATAAGTAGATCAGCGAGGTTGCCTGTGTATATGGAGGTAAAAGATTAAAATGGTAAGTAAAGCACACAGAGGTATGATGCACGTTCCTCGTAGAGGAAAAGGCGGTGGTAGAACAAGACCTCCAAGACCTCCTGTACGGAGGATGGTTACAAGGGTAGATCCTGTTACAGGTAGAATAACGGGAGGAGTACGTAGAATAGAGCCTAGAAGACCACCTAGAACACATGGCGATCCTATGCCTACACGTAGATTTCCAAAGGAAGAGCAACAAGTTGCACAAGCAGTTCGAAATCCAAAAGAAATAATGCAACTGCCTACTAATCAACAAACTACTAGATCTCAACTTGAGAAATTTATGAAAGAAAATATGGCCAATGTTGCTAACTTTAATGCTGCTCAAGCTAGAAATCGTCAAATTACCCCACGACAACGGCAAGCAAGTTTGGAGGGCCGTAGAAGACGCAGAGATATACGCAACTCTATTTCACGCAACTTTAGGAATAGAGGTCCTAGATGACAAAAGGTTCTATGAAAGGTCACACCATTGGTGGTGGTCACAAGCGTCCTACAAAAAGTGGCGCAGGAATGACTGCAAAAGGTGTAGCTAAATATCGTAGAGACAATCCAGGAAGTAAGTTAAAGACTGCAGTTACAGGTAAAGTAAAACAAGGCAGTAAAGCTGCTAAAAGACGTAAATCATATTGTGCTAGAAGTGCAGGCCAGATGAAACAATTTCCGAAGGCTGCTAACGATCCTAACAGCAGATTACGACAAGCCCGTAAAAGATGGAAATGTTAAATGGCTAGAAACTATCGTAGAGAATATGTAAGGTATGACGGGAAGCCTGCTGTAAAGAGAAAACGGGCAAACCGTAATCAAGCTAGACGAATAATGACTAAAGCAGGTGTTGTTCGTAAAGGTGATGGCAAAGATGTTCATCATGTTAACGGGAACACCCGTGATAACCGCAGGAAAAATTTAAAAGCAGTTCCTGCTAGTAAAAATAGATCAAGGAGAATATAATATGCCCGGTACACATTATGGAAATAAAAAAGGTAAAGTCGCTAAAATGATGGGCGGCGGTATGATGAAGAAAAAGACATCTTCTATGGGTTACGCAAAAGGTGGGTTAAAGTCTACTGAAGGTAAAAAAGGTTTATCTAAATTGCCTAAAGATGTTCGTAACAAAATGGGTTACATGAACAAAGGCGGTCTGACAAAAGCAGAAACGTCTGCTAAAGGCAAGAAGGCTGCTATGATGGATGAGAAAAAAGGTAAGTCTAAAGGAAAACCTGCTGTAATTATCGCTATGAACAAAGGTGGTCTTTATGCTAATATAAACGCTAGAAAAAAAGCAGGCACAAGTAGGTCTAAAGCAAAGTCTACTATTAGTCCAAAAGCGTATAGCAATATGAAAAAAGGATTTCCTAAAAAGTAATAACGGCTTTGCAAACATGTTTGTAGTAGGTAAAAATAAATTGGTTATAACTATGTCTGTATTAGACAAGGAGATAACTAATGAAATACTACATACACAAAGCTTGGTCTAGCTTTTTAGACTACCAAGAGCGCAGAGCCGCATACGTAACTTTAAACAATTTATCCGACTATTTGTTAAAAGACATGGGATTAAGCAGAGGAGAGTTACGTTATAAAGTCTTTCATGGAGGAAAGAAATGATACGATATATAAAACGATTATGGTGCGCCATATTAAATAGGAAGTGCAGTGACACTTGTACATGCTTAGACAAATAGGACAGCACTACTTAACACAAACCTGTGGAAAATGCTGTCTGCTCTATTTGTGGACACTCGACAGTCGTAATAGAAGGTCGCGTGGCGTGTCCTTATTGTGAAAATTTTTATGAAGATAGCCACTGGATAAATTACAAAAGAGAAAAACATGAAACAACTGACAGAAAAACAACAAGCTTTTTTGAGCGTCTTATTCGATGAAGCAGGAGGTGATGTTGTTGCGGCAAAAAAACTTGCAGGTTATTCAGAAGGAACAGCCACAAGTAGTATACTTAAAACGCTAAAGGAGGAAATCAGTGCTGCTACCACCGAATATATGGCAAGAATTGCTCCTCGTGCTGCTGTTGCTATGGGCAATGCACTTATTGATCCAACAGAACTTGGCATAAAAGAAAAAATGATTGCTGCAAAAGACTTGCTTGATAGAGCAGGTTTTGTTAAAACAGAGAGGGTTAATGTAGAATCTAGCGGAGGCCTTTTTGTCTTACCTGCTAAAGAAGGAAAAAATGAATGAAAGTAAATGCCCCTAAAGGTTTTCATTGGATGAAACAATCAGACGGTGGATATAAACTTATGAAGCACACAGGTGCGTTTAAAGCGCACAAAGGCGCATCTCTAACAGCTAACTTTGCTGTACAGAAAGTACATGATGGCAATAGCAAAAAGTCAAAAAAGTCTTAAAAACGAAAGTTTAGGATTTTGGACTTTACCAAAGCCAGAGTTTCATGTGAAACAATGGAACAAAATACCGAGGGTTGCAAGAACAGTTCCTTTTGGGTATAAGGTAGATGAAACAGATGAAGATTTTCTACTTCCTATACAAGAAGAGCTAGAATTACTGGAGAAAGCTAAACAACACCTGACACAGTTTAGTTATAGAGAAGTGGCACACTGGTTAAGCAAAGAATCAGGAAGATACATTTCTCATGTTGGGTTAAAGAAGAGAATACAAGTTGAGCGAAAACGTAAGAAAGCAGCTACAATTAAACGCAAGCTTGCCGCAAGGCTCGAAAAGACGATCCAAGAGATCCAAAAGCTTGAACAAGAAACAACAGGAAGTGCCACCACAGAAGCAAGAGCCTAAAGTAGTAGACACTATTCCTGCCGAAGTTATTGCTGAACCGTTTGACATACAACAAGCACAAGACGTTGTATTCAAACCAAATGACGGACCTCAAACAGACTTCCTAGCATCATCTGAAAGGGAAGTGCTATACGGAGGTGCAGCAGGGGGTGGCAAAAGTTTCGCAATGCTTGCAGACCCTCTGCGAGGTTTAAACGACCCAAACTTTAGTGGGTTGCTAGTACGACACACGACAGAAGAACTAAGAGAATTAATACAGAAGTCTCAGGAGTTGTACCCTAAAGCAATTCCTAACATAAAGTGGTCAGAACGTAAATCGCAGTGGACTTCACCTAGAGGTGGCAGACTGTGGATGTCTTACCTAGACCGTGATTTAGACGTAATGCGGTATCAAGGACAAGCGTTTAACTGGATAGGCTTTGACGAAATGACGCAGTGGGCAACACCATTTGCGTGGGATTATATGAGATCTCGACTTAGAAGTGTAGACCCTGCTTTAGGTTTATACATGAGAGGTACTACAAATCCTGGAGGAGCAGGACATCAATGGGTAAAGAAAACATTTATAGACCCTGCACCACCTAATAAGTCTTTTTGGGCGACAAATATAGAAACAGGGAATGTAATAACATTTCCTAAAGGGCATAGCAAAGAAGGGCAACCATTATTTAAGCGTAGGTTTATACCTGCAAGTTTATTTGATAATCCTTATTTGTCTATGTCAGGTGACTACGAAGCCATGCTTTTATCTTTGCCTGAACAGCAAAGGAAGCAACTACTAGAAGGTGATTGGGATGTAGCAGAAGGCGCTGCATTTCCAGAGTTTAACAGAAAAATACACACTGTTACTCCTTATAAGATACCTAGTAGTTGGACAAAGTTTAGAGCTTGTGACTACGGATACGGAAGCTACTCAGCCGTTGTTTGGTTTGCCGTTACTCCATCAGAGCAACTTGTAGTATACAGAGAGTTGCACGTTTCTAAAGTATTAGCAGTAGATCTAGCTGATATGATACTGGAGGCAGAAAAAGAAGATGGAGGTATTCGGTATGGTGTGTTGGACAGTAGCCTTTGGCACAAACGTGGGGATACTGGTCCATCTTTGGCAGAACAGATGGTACAACGAGGTTGCCGCTTTAGACCGTCAGATAGAAGCAAAGGCTCAAGAGTCTCTGGAAAGAATGAGTTACATAGACGACTACAAGTAGATGAATTTACAGAAGAACCGCGATTGGTATTTTTTAATAACTGTATTGAGTGCATTAGTCAGATACCTACTATACCGCTTGACAAAAAGAATCCTGAAGACGTAGATACTAACGCACTAGACCATATGTATGACGCAATTAGATATGGCATAATGACACGACCAAGAAGTTCGTTATGGGATTTTAATCCTACAACACAAAAGTCAGGCTTTCAAGCGTCTGACCCTAAATTTGGATATTAAACATGGCAACAGAAGAAGAACTAAATTTTGACACAGACAAAGTATCAGTAGTAGAAGACGGAGATAAATCTTTAAGATCTCCTTCAGGTATTGCTGCTTTTATAGAAGGAAAATATAAAAGAGCAGAAGATGCTAGAAAAAACGATGAAACACGATGGTTGAGAGCATATAAAAATTATAGAGGTTTGTATGGGGCTGACGTTCAGTTTACGGAGGCAGAAAAATCCAGAGTGTTTATTAAGGTTACTAAAACCAAAACACTTGCAGCGTATGGTCAAATAATAGATGTGTTGTTTGGTAATTCATCGTTTCCTTTAACAATTAACCCTACTCGTCTTCCTGATGGAGTAGCTGATTCCGTACACCTTAATATAGACCCTAATGCCCAACAAAACTTTGAAGGGATACAAGGCGCATTTGAAGACTCTCCTTCTGACCCATATCTCTTTAGCCCAAACAAACCGTTAGACAAAGGGGCTACTATATATGATCTACAAAAAAGGCTAGGGCCTCTTGAAGATAAGTTAGAACCTATATCAGATAAACTTATTGAAGGGCAGGGAACTATACAGCCAACTGTTACCTTTCATCCTGCGTTAGTTGCAGCCAAAAAGATGGAAAAAAAGATACACGACCAATTAGAAGAGTCAGGCGCTAATAAACAATTAAGGTCTACCTCTTTTGAAATGGCGTTGTTTGGCACAGGTATTATGAAAGGTCCGTTTGCTATGGACAAAGAATACCCTAACTGGAGTGAAGAAGGTGAGTATGACCCTCTTATTAAAACTGTTCCTTGCACTAACCACGTATCTATATGGGATTTCTACCCTGACCCAGACGCACAAAATATGGATGAAGCGGAGTATGTAGTAGAACGGCATAAAATGTCTCGTACTCAATTAAGAAATTTAAAAATGCGTCCTTACTTTAGGAAAGAGTCTATTGAAACAGCTATTGAATTAGGCGAATCTTACACAAGAAAGTATTGGGAAGATGATATGACGGACTTTTCAATAGAAGAAGCCGTTAAGCGTTATGAAATTTTAGAATTTTGGGGGTACGTAGATACTGACGTTTTACAAGAAAATGGGTTAGACATTCCTAAAGATTTAAAAAAGATGGAGCAACTTAATGTCAATATATGGTTATGCAATGGAGAAATACTACGGCTTGTACTCAATCCGTTTAAGCCAGTTCGTATACCTTACTACGCCGTACCATATGAGCTTAATCCCTACAGCTTCTTTGGCGTGGGAATTGCTGAGAATATGGATGATACACAAACTCTTATGAACGGCTTTATGCGTATGGCTATTGACAACGCAGCCTTGAGCGGCAACCTAATTATTGAGGTAGATGAAACTAACCTAGTTCCAGGACAAGACCTATCAGTATACCCAGGAAAAGTATTTCGTAGACAAGGTGGCGCTCCAGGACAGGCTATCTTTGGCACAAAATTTCCAAACGTAGCAGGGGAGAATATGCAACTATTTGATAAAGCTAGAGTGCTTGCAGATGAAAGTACAGGTTTTCCCAGTTTTGCTCATGGACAAACAGGCGTGCAAGGGGTAGGCAGAACAGCATCAGGAATATCTATGCTTATGTCAGCCGCTAATGGTTCTATTAGAAATGTTGTAAAGAACGTAGACGATTATTTGTTAGCACCTTTAGGAAAAGCTTTTTATAGTTTTAATATGCAATTTGATTTTGATCCTGACATACAAGGAGACTTAGAGGTTAAAGCTCAAGGTACAGAAAGTTTGATGGCTAATGAAGTGCGTAGTCAAAGATTAATGCAATTTTTACAAGTGGCTTCTAATCCTGTGCTTGCACCTTTCGCAAAAATGGATTATATTATAAGGGAGATTGCAAAAGCTATGGATCTTGATGCAGACAAAGTTACTAACAGTATGTCTGATGCTATGATACAAGCAGAAATACTAAAAGGTTTTCAGCAACCTCCACCTCCTCCTCAAGGACCACCACCAGAAGGAGGGCAACCTCCAATGGCATCTCAACCTGCACCTGCAGGAGCAAATGTAGAAGATACAACTGGTGGCGGCGGTGCAAACATAGGTATGGGAACAGCACCGCTTCCTGAAGAAGAAGGATTTACAGGAAATGTCCAGTAGCTTAAAACCTCTCGTCAACGATAAAAAATTGTATGACGCTTTTAAAGATTATATAGAAAATCAGATACGTATAACACAAAGATCACTAGAACAAGCACATACGCTTGTAGATGTTCATAGACTTCAAGGCACAATACACGCTTACAGAAGATTGTTAAAACTGAGAGAAGATGTAAATGGCCCAGAACAGACTAGAACAAGTAGGTAAGTGGATAGGCAAGTGGTTGTTTAGAGCATATATTTTGTGGAGTATCAGTGCAGACGTTATACTACTTTGTGGTATTGCTTATTTAATATTCATGTAAAGGATTAAATTAATATGCCAAAATCAGCAGCGTGGCAAAGAAAAGAAGGAAAAAACCCTAAAGGCGGTTTAAATGCTAAAGGTAGAGCCTCTGCAAAAAAACAGGGCATGAACCTTAAAGCCCCCAGTAAAAAAGTTGGCAACAAAAGACGAGCATCTTTTTGTGCTAGAATGGGTGGCATGAAGAAAAAACTAACATCTGCTAAAACGGCACGAGATCCTAATAGCAGAATTAATAAGTCACTAAGAGCATGGAATTGTTAATGGATGTAGATCAACAAACAAAGTCGGCTTTTAAAAAATATGGTAAAACCGCAGTAGATGTTGGGTCAGATTTTATTCCAGGAGTTAGTGAGACTAAAGATGTTATAGGTATAACTAAAGGTCTTAAAGAAGGTGATTACGCTACTGCAGGGATACACGCAGCAGGACTAGCTTTAGGTGCTGTTCCTATTGTGGGTGACATTGCAAGGCGAGGTTTACTAACTGTAACTAAGGCGATGAGAAAAAAAGATGTAAGTGACGCTGAAAAACTTATTGATGATCCTGACGCATTAAAAGCTTGGCAAGACGAACATGGTGGAAAAGGACAAAGACAAGTAAATCCTGAAGACTCTGAAGCTGCGGCAGAAGCTTTATATCAAGGAGAAATAACGTCTAAAGAAGCACGTAATCGTATTAAAGATGCTATACCTGAACCACAAGAGTACACTGCTGACCAAGTAAGAAAAATGATGCCTACCGTTACTGATGTAACAGGATCAATGGGTAAAAAAGCAAAAGATTATGGTATAATTGGTGTAAAAGGTTTTGATCTAAAAGAAGGACAATTATTAGGCGCACGTTTAGATATACCTGCGTACAACAACTATGATAAGTGGGTTGTATCTATACACGATGGTACTATAGATAACGGCAGTGTTCTAGGATATGGTCAAGCAATACGGTTAAAAAATGTTAGGTTTGGTTCTAAGGCAAGCAAAGCGCTAGATATTGCTAGGCGAAAAATTATAAAAGAAGCAGATCCAGTAAAAGGTACAAAAGAAAAACGCTTGGGTAAACTTACAATAGCTCGTGCTTTTGGTGAATACGTGCCAGAAGATCCATATAAGTTACAGGAACTGGCTGCATCTATTATTGAGTCTGGTTCAAAAGAATGGACACAGGTTGGTATGAACCCTTACAGAGGTAGCCAATTTTATGTCAAAAAAACAGGAAACATAATATTTGATGCTGATGAGATGATACAAGTTGGACCTCTTGTTCTCGCAAAAAATGCTAAAACTGCTACTTTTTCTGACTTAAAAGAAATGGCTGTAAGAACAAAAGATGGAAAACTAAGGATATTTAACAAAGGAGGTAGTGTACCCATGAATGTAGATCAACAAACAGAAATGGCTTTTATGCAAGAGGGAGGCCTTAGAGATGATGGCGCTAATGTAGATGCTGTTAGTGGAAATGAAGTTCCAACAGGTAGTATGGATCAAGAAGTTAGAGATGATATTCCTGCAAGGTTGAGCGAGGGTGAATATGTTGTACCTGCTGATGTTGTACGTTATCACGGTGTTAAACTTTTTGAAGATTTACGTAAACAAGCTAAGATGGGTATGTCTCAAATGGAGGCTGATGGGCGTATAGGTGGAGAACCTATGGAAGCCGAAGAAGAACCACTTCCTTTTGATACATCTGAATTAGTCACTACAGATTCTATGGCAGAAGGTGGGCTTATGGGTTTTGCAAACGGAGCAGATGTTCAACCGCCTACTTTTACTCATACTCCTAATACTCCTTACGACCAATCTAATCCTTTTGGGCAAGCTTCTGCTGCAGGTTTTGAATTAAAGCCTTATAGTAATCAAGCAGATGGTAGAACAATAATGCTTGCGTTTTATAATGGAAAACCTATGCAAGTAATTCCTGAAGGTTTTGTGCCTGCTGCGGAAGTTGCAGAAACAACCACACCAGAAGATAGTGGCACTGCACCTGATACTGCTTCTAAAGACTCATCACCGAGCGTTGGTCCTTACATCGAAACAAAAGATAGAGGCACTATGAAGCCTTTTAAGGATTACACAGGACAAGATTTCTTAGATGCTGCTGACCAACTAGACAGCCCATTAAATAAAATTCTTAGTATGTCACCTTTGTTAGGTTCTCTTGCTAGAATGAACCACGAAAGAGGTGTAGAAGCAGCTAAAGAAATAGTAGCTGAACGCGGTGATGAACTGTCTGACTTTGAACGAATAGCTATGAGTAAATATGCAACTTCTGCCCCACAAGAAAAAGAAAGTTTTTTTGGATCAATAATAAACTTTTTAACAGGTAAAGAAGATACTTCCCCTGATTCTATGTTTAACTTTGGTTTGTATGATGATGAAAGTAAGTTTAATTACACTGCTAAAGATGGAACAGTACACGAAAATGTCACGGTTGCAGATTTATTAAAAATTTACAAACCTGAAACGCCTAAAGAGACAAGTCAGGCTAGGGGTAATAATGAACTTGAGAAAGACATTCAAAGACGGCAGTTTGAAACTACTGGACACGCGCTAACTAATTACGGAAATGTTAAATTTATGGGTGATCCTTCTGGTGTTAGAGACATGGATATATTTAGAATTGATGACGGATCTGGTAAAATTGAAATGGTTAGGCGTTATGAAATGGAAAAAGCATTAGGCAAGAAAAATCTTACCTCTAAAGACATTATGAATTATAATCCTGCTGAATATGAAAGGGTAGACGCAAAAGATTCTGTAGTTGATAAAGTATTAAAAGTTGATAGAACAGAATTAAAGAAAAAAGAACCAGACGCTGTTGCTGTTGATCCAGCAGCAGCAGAAGCTAGAAGACTAGAAAAGCAACAAAAAAAGCAACAAAAAAAGCAAGATGAATTTGTTGCAAAAATAAAGAAAGACCCATTTGCAGATCGTAGCAAAGACTACGGAGGAGGTAAAAGAGGTGGGGGTAGAGCTACTGGAGGACTAGTTAAAAAGAAAAAGAGGAGATAATCCCTAAGTTTAAACTCTTAGGCTACCTGACTTAGCCAAAAGTCAGCCCCAACATATAAGGAGTAAATATTATGGCAGAATTAGCACAAGTAGAACCAGTAAAAAAGGCAGGGTTTGTCAGTTCACGGAAAACTAAAAACCAAGAACGTATTGAGAAGGACGAAAAAGAACTTCAAGAACTCATGGCGAACAGCGGTGAAAAAAAGGTTCAAGAAGGAACTGAAGAACAGCAAGATACACAGGCTGTTGAAACAGGCGAAAAAACTGAGGTACAAGACGAGGCTCTTAGTAAGGAAGAAGGATCTTTCAAAAAAAGATATGGTGACTTACGCAGACATATGTCATCTAAGGAAAAGGAGTTTCAAACTCGTATCGAATCTTTAGAAGGACAACTTGCCAAAGCTGCTAAAAACGAACTTGTTTGGCCTAAGTCAGAATCCGAAGTTGATGAGTGGACTAAAAAACACCCTGATGTTGCAGCAATAGTAGAATCTATTGCAGACAAAAAAGCTAAACAAAGATCACAGGAGTTAGATGCACGACTTGCTAGTGTAGAAGAAATGAGGGAAGCCGCTATTACAGAAAAGGCTGAAGCAGAACTTTTAAAAATGCACCCTGATTTAAAAGAGATTGAAGCAAGTGATGATTTTCACGATTGGGCTGAAAACCAACCAGAGGCAATACAAAAAGTAATATTTGACACACCAGACGCAAAAGCTACTGCGTCAGTATTACAAATGTATAAGTATGAAAAGGGTATTTCTAATTCCAATAAAGATACTGATAGGTCGGCTGCGTCTTCAGTAAAGACAACTTCTAAAACTACTCCTACAACAAACCAAAAAAGCAAATGGTCTGAGTCAGTAGTTGAGGCAATGTCGGACAAAGAGTATGAAAAACATCATGAAGAAATTATGGAATCAATGCGTTCAGGAACATTTGTTTATGATAGACAAAAGTAAAAAAATAGTTGACAGTGTGTAATTTATCACTATAACTACTTGCATACACCTAATTACTAGGTGTGTGCTTTTCAAGCAAACTATACCTAAAGCTTACCAAAGTTGTATAAGCCTAAAGTTTAAAGTGTAGCGCAACACTCAAATCTTTACAACCTTATTAATACTTTGCCCTTATCAGGAATGTTTAGCTTATAACTCATAAGCCTAGCTTAACCTATTAAGGAGGATTATTATGGCTTTTAAAACTGCAGCAGGTTACGGCAATTTACCTAATGGTAATTTCTCGCCGATAATCTATTCTAAGCAGGTTCAATTAGCCTT